ATAGCCGGTCTGCACTTCTCGCCCCTGCCGCACATGGCTCTGAACTACCACGCCGGCGAGGGGCAACGGTTCGTCGCCTGTCCTGTCCTTGCCGCTGACCTTCGCCCGATCGGACATGCCGGTCATGCAGACAAGGTAAAAGCGCCGCGTGTGGTCGCCCCCGGCTGCTACGAGGTCGACATCGACGGACAGCCGATCAAGGTGGCTGAGTCAGCGGCATGACGACTAGTTCGGGTTCGCGGACGTTCGCCGCGATCTTGTCAACAGACGGTAACGACCCTTCGGCGGTGCCGTCGTGAGCGCCCGATGCTGGACCCGCCGGCGAACCAAAACACGGTTCGACATCGCACTCCGAAAAGTCACCCGCGACCCGTGGCTGACCGTGCCACTTACCCCCACAGCGTCCCTAGTGGGCGTAGCCCGATCGGCGCTTCTTGCTTCCATCAACAACGAGGAGGTGGCGGGATGACCGCCGACGCCCTACCGCCCCCCATCCCCGTGTTCGAGTCCCTCGCGATCGTGTTCGCACCGATGGGCCGCTGGGTTGAGCAGGCAGCCTGCGCCGAACGCGGCACCGACCCGACCATGTTCGACGCGCCCGGCCCCGACGACTGGACCGCGCACGGTTCGGCCGGTGTCGCCGCCCGTCAACGTGAGGCCGCCGCGATGTGCGCCCGCTGCCCCGTCCGTCAGGAGTGCTTGCAGGACGCGATCGACAACAACCTCGCCGGTATTCGCGGCGGTGTCCTCATCACCGCCCGACATGGCGCCCAGTTCGACCTCATCGCGCTCGCATCCGAGGGGAAGCTCCTACGTCCCGCCGGCTTCGGACGACCGACAGGACAGGTGGCAGCCGCATGACCGAGGTTCGCATCTCACAGAGCACCGCCCGGCGTGCCCTGCTCCGCTTCGAACAGGCACACGAGGCCGACGCCGACCTCAGCCTCGAGCAGATCGAGCAAGACGAGGCCACCCGCGCACCCGCCAACGCGCGCAAGCAGCGCCGGCTCACCCGTGCCCGGCGTGTTCGCGCTCAGCGCCGGTTCAACCGGACTGTCGCCCGGCAGCTCATCAAGGCGCACGCGACCACGGCCGCACCGTCGCGCGGCGCTGCCCGCCTCGCCGCTCGTCTCCTCGCGGAGTACGCCGCTCAGCCGCTCGACGAGGAGAACGCCGCGTGACCCTCCCCACGTTCGGCACCGTCGCCCGTGTTCTCGAGCGGGAGCAGGGCACGGGTCGGCCCCTCATCGTCCCGGCTGACGGCGGGGAGCCGGTCCCCTATGACCGGGCCTCGTCATACGGCAAGAGCATCGACGACGGCTTCGGCCTCAAGTACTGGTCGATGTGCATGGTTGCCAAGGGGATGTCGCTCAGCCCGGCGCTCGTCCGTGGTGCGAAGCCCCTCGACTACTACGGCGGCGACAAGGGCAAGCTGCACGAGATCGCTGAGAAGGCGATGGACAAGGCCGGCTCGTCCGACCGCGCGATCGACGGCACAGCCATGCACGCCTACACCGACCTGATCGACGGGGGCAAAGAACTCCCCGAGGGCGTCGACGACGAGACCCTCGCGTCCCTTGAGGCGTACAGGCAGATCACCGACGGCCTCGAGGTCGTCGCGATGGAACAGTTCGTGGTCTGCGACGAGGCACGGGCCGCCGGGTCCTTCGACCGTCTGCTCCGGGTCCCTTCGTGCCCCCCGTGGCCCGAGTGGGTGTGGGGCAAGTTGGTCATCGGCGACCTCAAGACCGGCAACGCCGAAGCGGCCATCGCCGAGATCGCCATCCAACTCGCCATCTACGCGCACGGCGACTACTACGACATCGCTACCGGCGAGCGCACACCGACCGGGGCGGACCCCGACCTCGGCCTGGTGATCCACCTTCCGTTCGGTGAGCGCAAGGCGCAGATCATCGCGCTCAATCTCAAACTCGGATGGCAGGGCGTGTTCGCCGCGCAGGCGGCTCGTGCCTATCAGAACGCCGCGAAACTCACCTGTGGATCGTGCAAGGCCGGCGCTCGTCCCGGCTACTACAAGAACGGCAACCCCTGTAAGTCCTGCAAAGGCGTGGGGCGCGTCCCGATCGGCATCACGATCCGGGCAGCCGCCGCATGAACCTCCCCAACGGATGCACCCCGGTCACGGGCGAGCTCGACTCGGACGGACGCTGCCGGATGAGCGACCTCGAACCGGCGCACTGCGGGCTCGCCTGCCACCGCAACCTCCCCGACCTCCCGATCGTGCACGACGCCTGGGACGACGGACGGGCCGTGGCATGACGTGGACACCTTCGCCCCCGACCTCGACTGGCTGCCGCGCGCCGCAGCACCGTTGCACCCCGACGAGTTCCGCAAAGCCCTATGGGGCGACCACCTCGGCGCCGTACGGCTCTGTAAGCACTGCGGCCGGCGCGTGCGGCAACTCTTCGTCAAGGAGCGCATCGAAACCCTCCTCGACGTCGACGGCGACCCGATGCCGGCCGCGCAGGTCGCCGCAACCCGCCCCGCGTGGTGGTGGCATGACCGCCGTGGCGTCGCCAGCCGCTCCTACTACACCCGCGACACCGAGCGGATCACTCGTCTCGACGCCGAGCACGAGGCGAAAGGGCAGCAGCTCTACGTCATGCACCCGTGCGAGATCCGCGAGCAACGTCCAGCCCAGCACCCAACCCGAGAGGTTCCACCGCCCATGACCGCACCACAGTTCGAAACGTTCGTCCCGCCCGTGCTCACCGAGGGCGACACGTTCAAGCCCCATGAGCACATCGGGGCGGCGCTCATCGTCAAGGTCCTCGAGCGCAAGAACGGCGTCGTCACACCGAACACCCCCGAGGGTGGGCCGGCGGTCATCGTCGACCTCGTGGACCTCACCGACGGCAACGTGTACCGCGACGTGCTCTGGATGGGTGGCTCGTTCGTCGACGCCCTCACCCCCTACGTCGGGAAGGGCCCGGTTGTCATCGGGGTCGAGTCCCGTGTCGGCAAGAGCGGCCGGGCCTATGCGGCGCCGCTCACCGCTACGCCGGCGAACATCGAGCTCGCCCAGTCCTTCTACACGAAGAAGGGCGACCCGTTCGTTCAGGCGTTCGCCACAACCGAGGCAGCGCCCGCAGCCGACGCCAGTAACCCGCCCTGGTAAATCGCCCCTGCCTCTCGCGGCGGGCCGGTGCACAAGGGGAAACCCGGCCCGCCGCGAGCACCCACCCACATCAACCGGAACGGACAGCGAGTGAGACCACCGAAGGCAGTGCGAGTCGGCCCCTACGTGTTCCGCGTCGTCCGCAAGCCGGGCATGACCATCGCCGACGAGAAAGTCGGCGACTCAAGCGTCTCCCTGTCACGTATCCGCTACGCCGACGGCCCATCACCCATGCAGATCCGCGCCACCATCCTCCACGAAGTACTACACGCCGTCGCCCTCACAGCCGCGATCACAAGCGAAGACAAACTCGCCCAGGAGGAGTGGATCTCGCGCATCGAGTCCGGTCTGCTCGGCGTCATCCGCGACAACCCCGAACTCATCGGCTACCTCACCGCATCGGACGTGGCCGCGTGAGCCGCCACCCGAACTGGGGCGCACTCCCGCCCGCCGCGGAACTACGACGCATCTACCTGGCCGGGAACCTCAGCCTCGACCAACTCGCGAAGAAGTACGGCACTCGGCGGAACAGCGTCTACAACAAGCTCCGCCGGCACGCCCAAGCCAACGACCTCTCCTGGCCCCTCAAGCGCGCGCTTCCCGGCTCCCACCGCCGCGGTGCCCTACGCCGATGGGACGCGGTACGCACCGACCTGCTTCGTGACGAGATCGTCCGCTGCCGCTGGGAACACGGCGTGACGTACATCGCCATCGCGGAACGCGCCAACCTCGCACCCAATCACCTCTACCAAATCACTTCCGGGCTGATGACCCGCGTGTCCCGGCCGATCGCTGAGCGACTCGCCGCGGCCATCGACCAAATCGACTGCGAGGCGACCGGCGTCGACTGGAACGAATACCAGCAGACAGCGAACGGGCCGCAGTGGCGGCCCGGCCGGCCCACGGGCGCGCTGCGCGCGGCCGTCGACGAGCGCCGTCACCGGGTCGCCGAGATGACCGCAGCCGGGCTGACAGCACGGGTCATCGCGAAAGAACTCGGCGTCCTGATGGCCGTCGTCGAGCACGACCGCGCGTACATCCGAAAGCAGGCCGCATGACCAACATCACCGACCTGGGCAAAGCGCGACAGGCACGCGCTGACCGCGCCGAAGCCGTCCTCCGCGTACACCCCAACCCCGACGCGCCCGCCATGTGCGACCTCGCCGGCTGCGGTGAGCGGCTCTACATCATCTGGACCGCCTCCGCATCCGTCCGGCTGGCCGACACCGCCGACGACCTCGCCGACCCCAGCAACGCCGACGAGACCTCATGGAAGGTCGAATGCGGCGCCGGACACGTCGTCGCCGTCCCCGTCGACACCGGCGCCGAGCACTACACGTTCGGCGCCTGCTCCTGCGACACCGACGACCCGGCCCAACCCGGCTGCGGACATGACGACCTGACCCGGCTCCGGCGGGTCGTCGCATGAACGACCTCCGCTTCCACCGCCCAGTCCTCGACGCCGCCGAAATGCAGCGCCTCAACGAACAACGCGAACGGGCCCGCCTGGCCCTCCTCCGCAGATCCGGTGCCTGCCCCATCTGTGAACGACCCCGGCACGAATGGCCGCTGATCTTCCGCGGCGACCGCGGATGCTCCGTGAACTGTCAGAAAGCCATCGACAAGAAGAAGGACAGCCAGTGATCCGAGACGAGATCAACGCTGTCACCGAAACCCCCGAACGGGCCGCGCAACTCAACGCCCCCGGGGCGCTCCTCAAGGCCGCCCTCTACTACGCCTCCGTCGGCTGGCCCGTGTTCCCGTTGGTTCCGGGTGAGAAGCGCCCATTGACCTCCAACGGGTTCAAGGACGCGAGCCTTGACATGGAGGAAATCACCGCCTGGTGGGCTGTGTACCCGGACGCCAACATCGGTGTCCCGACCGGCCTCCGGTTCGACGTCATCGACATCGACACCCCCGACGGATACGACAGCTACGAGACGTTCCGCACCGAGATCATCGAAGGCGGACACCCCTTCCCGGACATCCTCGCCGCAGCCGCAACCGGCGGCGGTGGCGCGCATGTCCTTGTGGCCGCCACCGGACGAGGCAACGCCGCCGGGCTTCGCCCCGGACTCGATTACCGCGGCGCCGGCGGATACATCGTCGTGCCGCCCTCGAGACTCACCGACGGACGCCGTTACTCGTGGGTCCGTCCGCCCGCCGGGCAACTCATCGGGGCCGGAGCATGACCGTCCCCGTGATGGACATGGCCGGGATCGTCTGCGCCGGCTGCGACCTCCCGATCCTTGAGGGTGAGCCGTATTCGCAGGAGCTCGTCGCTGCGGATCTCGTCGTCATCGTCTGCACAACATGCGGCGGCAGCGCATGACCGCGAAGGATCGTTACCGCACACAGCCGTACCGGCCCTGGTCGAGGTGGAAGCGCCGCCGTGTCCACCTGCGTTGGTGGGTCGCTGACCTGTTCCACGGCATCGGCTACCGCATCGGAGGGGACGCATGAGCGCCGACCAGTCGGGGCGGGGAACGTCAAGATCGTTAGTCATCCAAGCCGACGCCGGGCGGCTCCCCCTGCCCGACGCGAGCGTTGACCTGATCGTCACAAGTCCGCCCTACTTTGCGTTGCGCTCATACACGGACGGGGGGACGCATCTCGCTGGACAGGTCGGCAGCGAGGCCACCCCCGGCGAGTTCTTGGAGGCTCTGCTCGCCGCCACCGCTGAGTGCGTCCGAGTGCTCAAGCCGTCTGGCTCGCTGTGGGTGAACCTCGGCGACAAGTACGCCGGCCACACGCCCGGCTCGAGCGGAGGGTCTAGCGACGGCGAGACTCGACGCGCAGCGCGGCCCGTGGTTTCGCTGCCCGGACGCCCCAAGTCGCTGCTCGGCCTGCCCTGGCGATACGCCCTCCGGTGCGTCGATGAGCTCGGCCTGACCCTCCGTGCGGAAGTCATCTGGTCGAAGCCGAACGCCCTACCTGAAAGCGTCAAGGATCGGATGCGCCGCTCTCACGAGCAGTGGTTCCACTTCACGCTCGGACCTCGGTACTACGCGGCGCTCGACGAGATCCGCGAGCCGTACCAGTCGGCGGATCGCCGCCCCGGAAGCGGGGGCGGAAAGTGGGCGCAGGGAACGGACGCCATCGTCGGCGTACATGCGAGCAGCACCGACAAGAAGGGGCGGCTGAACCAGTACGCCCATCCTCGCGGCCGCGTCCCCGGATCGGTCTGGACGATCCCGACAGCACCACTGCGACTACCCGACCACCTGGGTGTCCAGCACTTCGCCGCGTTCCCTCCTGAGTGGCCGCGTCGGCTGATCTTGGCCTTCTGCCCGCCCGGCGGCGTGGTTCTCGACCCGTTCGGCGGCACCGGGACTACCGCGCTTGTCGCTCGCGGGCTCCAACGAACGGGGATCAGCGTGGACTTGTCGTGGGACTACTGCCGAGTCGCGCAGTGGCGCACGAGCGACCCGAAGCAACTCGCGAAGGTGACGCCGCTGGCGGTCACGCAACTAGCCCTTGATGACGAGGTGGCGTCGTGACAACACCGGAGGGCTCTGGCCCGCCGCACCTCGCCTGGGAGTCGTTCGTCCTGTGCGTTGACACGGCCCAGCCGAATCACGAGCTTTGCGGGGTCTGTGACAAGCACGGACAAGCCCGTTTCGTCTGCCGGTGCTCGCAGCCACGGGTGACGGCACCGGGGCGGGGACGATCAAGATCGTTCCGCTTGCTTGAGCTCTGCGCCTGCGAGGGCGGGGCGAGTCTCGGCTACCAACGAGCCGGGTGGCACGTCACCGCCCTCGACCTCGACGGTGCGGCGCTTAAGCGCAACCCCGCCGACGTGACCGTGCAGGCCGACGCGCTCGCCTACCTGGCCGAACACGGCCACGAGTACGACGCCGTACATCACTCCGCACCGTGCCAGAAGTGGTCAGCCAATGGGGCCAACCCGGCCGCGAACGACTGGCCCGACCTCATCACCCCGGCCCGCCCGCTGCTCGACGCGCTCGGCGTCCCGTGGGTCATGGAGAACGTGCCCAAGGCACCGTTACGCCGCGACCTGATCCTCGACGGCGCGATGTTCGGCCTCACCGCGACCGATACGGACGGGACGCTGCTGCACCTCGACCGGCACCGTGTCTTTGAGTCGAATGTCCCGCTGCGCCTGCCTGACGGTGCCCGTCCGGTGTCGCCGCACCGCTGCGGTCCGCGTCCTGGCGTTCAGTGGGCCGGTGTGTACGGCGGCGCTCGCAAGGACAAGCACGAGGCGCGGCATGTGCGGAAGGGCGGGTACGTCCCGCCTGACGCTGCGGTGCAGTCGGCGCTTCTCGGCGGCGTGGACTGGATGACCGGCAAGGGTCGCCGGGAGTGCATCCCACCCGTCTATGCGGAACACATCGGGCGGCAGCTCATGGCTGCTGTCCTGGCACGTCGGGAGGCAGCGTGAGCACCGAAGCCGAGGGGCGTTCTCACTCACCTGAGACCGGCGATCCAATGAACGGGTGCAGTCACCCCCACCCCTCTGACATGGTGCGATGCCTGACCTGCGGCCAGGTCGGGCCAGATGACGTGCCTCGTCTGCAAGTGGTCGCCGTGCTCAGCCGCACGGAGGAGCCGTACCAATGCCAGGGCTGTGGTGCTGTCCGGTACGGATCGCAGTGGCGCGACCGTGCTCACGCCTGTTGGCGCAACGAGGACGGCACCTACGAGGAAGGCGGCACCTTCCAGTGAAGCCGCGCCTGCTCGACCTGTTCTCGTGCGCTGGGGGTGCCGCGGTCGGCTACCACCGGGCTGGCTTCGAGGTCGTGGGGGTCGACATCAACCCGCAGCCCCGCTACCCGTTTCGCTTCATGCAGGCCGACGCCATCGAGGCGCTCAACGCCTTCGGGCACCTGTTCGACGCGATCCACGCTTCCCCGCCATGCCAGGCGTACACGCCGCTCGGGGCGCTGCACCCGCACATCGAGTACCCCGACCTACTGGCCCCGACCAGGGATGCACTCGACGTACTGGGCCTGCCCTACATCATCGAGAACGTCATGGCCGCACCCATGCGGCCCGACGCGGTGCTCTGCGGCGGGATGTTCGGCTTGCGGACCTACCGACACCGGCAGTTCGAGTCGAACGTGCCCATCATCGCCCCGGAGCACCCGAAGCACGTCATCCGCACCGCCACCAAGCGTCGCCGCGAGCTGTGGGACCAGGGCTGGCACGTCAGCGTCACTGGCGACGTGGGCGTGTACGTCGGCCCCGAGGCACTCGGCATCGACTGGATGAGCGGCAACGAACTGTGTCAGGCGATCCCCCCGGCCTACACCGAACACCTCGGACAGCAGCTTCTCGCTGCGCTCCCGCGACAGGAGGCGGCAGCATGAACTGCCACTGCAATCTCGGCATGTCAGCACGAGCCATCGCCTACGCCGGGCACAAGGACCATCCCTGGGACCCATCTGACCTGCGTCGATGCCTTGACTACATGCGGTGGGCCGGTCTGACGACATCGCAACTGCGTGAGCGCATGGCTGGCCGTACCCCCCAGTGGGACGCCTTGCTGCCCCACTGGGACGACCTCGCCCTACTGCTGGCCGAGGAAATGAAGCGCGATGACGGCAGCGCCCCCGCCACCTACGCCCGGATGAAGGAGATCTTGGACGCGACCTACCGTCAGCCGGTCATGCCCGCGAGTGAACGAGGCGACCCGGTGACTCGCGTGCCGGTCCTTGTTGTTCTTCGCCATGTCGTACAAGCCGGTCGTGCGCGGGTCGGCGTGCCGCATCGCAATCTGCATGTCCCGCATGGGCACGCCGCTGATCAGCCCCGAGGTGCAGAAGGTCCGACGCAGGCCGTGAGGCGTGATGTGGCGGCAGCCGGCCGTCTTGCCAATGCGGGTCACGAGGCGTCGGGCGTCCTGCTCGGTCATGGCCTGCCCGGCCTGGTTGAGCAGCAGCGGCCCGGTCGTCCGGTCGCCCACGACCTCACGGACGGCACGCATGACGGGGATCGGGAGCGGGATGCAGGCGGGCTTGCTGCCTTTCCCGGATGGTCGAAGCACCCGCACGCCGCCCGCGTCGAGGTCGCTCAGCCGGGGCGCTCTCTATCTAGATCAACTCTCTGCCGAGCCTGCTCGTTCGGCCACCCCAACGAGTGCGAGAACCCCACCTACTGCGGCAAGGAGCCGACCATGACCACGCCCGCGAAGTACCGCAAGAAGCCCGTCGTCATCGAAGCGTTCCGGCTCACCGAGGACAACGGTGGGGCGGTCGCTGGATGGTGCGGCGGCACCCTGCGCGGCGGGCCGAAGGGCGGCAGCAAGGGCGGCACGGTCATCATCCACACGCTCGAAGGCAGCATGACCGCCGACGTGGGTGACTACGTGATCCGTGGCGTTCAGGGCGAGCACTACCCCTGCAAGCCGGACATCTTCGACGCGACCTACGAGGCCGTCGATGGGTGAGGTCACGGGGCGGGGACTCTCTAGATCAACTACTACGGAGGAAGGTGCGCCGTGGGCGTAGACGTGAACCTGTACGCCGTTGGCGACGTGACCGACGAGGAGTTGGCAGCAGCCGAGGTGCTGTTCGCGGAGCGGTCCGAGCTGGATCACTGGAACGGCTCGTTCCTGGCCCGCGCCACGCTGGACGACCAGCCGAGGATCGAGCGGCAGACCCTCTCTCGGTACTACGACATCGGTTACGAGCGCGGCCCCTGGCCGAACATCTACGCCGACATCTTGCTCATGCGGACGGCGTTCCCGCGCTGCACGATCCACTACGGAGGCGACAGCACCGACGACTGCCCAGAGGCCACGGACGACTCCCTGGCCGACATCTGGACGCACTACCTGGGACCGCACGGCCAGGACTACCGCAAATGAGCGCGGACTGCACGCCGCCGTGCCACCCGCACAGGGACGACCACCACCCCGACTGCGCGCTGGTCAAGGGGCGGGTGCAGTCACAGAAGCGCCGGAAGATCCCCGGCTACCCGCGCTGGGTGGCGTACATGACGCTCGGTCAGCCGTACCGCCTCGAACGTTGGGACGTGAAGGTGCCAGTCCGCGTTGTCTTGCACCGTCGCCGGGCGATGCTCTGGGCCGTCATCTCGGGCCGCGTGCGGGTGCGTCGTGGCTGACCTGTCGGGGCGGGTGTCGTCATGGACACCGACGCCGCGAGAGGGCTGCCCGGAGCGGTGCCAGGGCCACTACGCGCCGTGCGAGCACCGCACCGGCTACGCCGCCTGTCCTGACTGCGTGCGGCAGCGGACCAAGGACGGCCCGGTCTTCTGCTGGGCGTGCCCGCACGACCCGACCGGCTCTAGCCCCTACGCCTGCGCTTGCGAGGACGCATGAACACCGACCAGTCGGGGCGGACTCTTACGCCCGACTGGACGTGCGACGAGCGTGGCGCGAGTAACTCATCGCCCGAGTTCCTCGCCATCGTGGCCGAGGTAGAGCGCCTGATCCGCGACGACGCGCACATGCTCATCGGCGGTCGGGCCGACGCTACGGCGCGGCTGATCGTCGCCCACCTCGCGCATCGGCACCTGATGACACCCGCCAGGCCACCGTCGTGACGGTCGAGCTGCGCCGGTCGCCCTGGGGGTGGACGGCGTATGACGTCGAGACGGGCGCCGCCGTCGCGCACAGCCGCGAGCGGGCGTGGCTGGTCGACTACTGCCACGCCGTCGGGCTCGACGTGACCTGACAGCACCCCGCGTGACCTGACGCACCGCCGCCCGCCAGCATCCCCAGCTGGCGGGCGCTTTGCGTCCAGCCTCCCCCGCCGTGAGCATCCTGCAGCGACTCGGCGGCTGGCGCATCGACGACGGCGTGCCCGAGCTGGCGACGGCGGCCGACTGGCACCAGCTGGCCAACCCGGGCGGCGACGTCGCCCAGGTCGCCGACCTGCCGCCCGGTGTCGCGGCCGCGTTCGGCCTGCTGACCGACGCCCGGATAACCCGCGAGGAGGCCATGCGGGTGCCGACCGTGCGCCGGGCCCGCAGCGTCATCTGCGGCACCATCGGCGCGCAGCCGCTGGTCGCGCACCGGACCAACCCTGACGGCCAAGTGGTTGACGTCACCGACGAGTCCGAGCGCCGCCTGCTGCGCCAGCCGAACCCCAACACGACCCTGCAGTACGAGCTGACTTGGACTGTCGACGACCTGTGGTTTCGCGGGGTCAGCTGGTGGCGGATCACCGGCCGTGACGCCACCCGGTTCCCATCGTCGGCCGAGCGGATCGCGCCCGAGCGCATCCGGCTGGACTTCCAACGGATGCGCGTCTACGTCGACGGCGAGTGGGTGCCCGACGCCGACCTGATCCGCTTCGACGGGCCCGACGAGGGCCTGCTGTCCTACGCGGGCAGCACCCTGTCGACGTCGCGCCAGCTGGAGGCCGCCGTCCGTCGGCTGGCGTCGGGCGACGTGCCGCTGGGCATCCTGAAGCTGGCCGAGGGCGCCAGCGAGCTGGACGCCACCCCGGGCAGCGCCGCCCCGCTGACCGGCGTGGCGGGCGACCGGCGTAGCGAGGTCGACCTGCTGCTGGAGGGCTGGAACCAAGCCCGCCAGGACGGCAGCTGGGCCTACATGAACCGGGCCATCGACGCGCAGCCGTTCCAGAAGGATGCCCGCGAGCAGCAGCTGGCCGAGAGTCGTCAGCAGCAGCGTGTCGACGAGGCCAACGTCTGCAACGTGCCGCCCCGCGTGGTCAACGCCCCGGTGTCGCAGCCCATGACCTACACCAACGCCCTGGCCGAGCGCGCCGACCTGATCGACACCAGCCTGCTGGGCTACCTGGTCGCCATCGAGCAGCGGCTGAGCCTGGGTGACGTCACCCCACGCGGCACCGTCGTGCGCTTCGACCTGACCCGCTACCTGCAGGGCGACACGCTGTCGGCGCTGCAGGCCATGACGCCCGACGAGGTACGCACCGACGTGCTCGGGCGCGTGCCGCTGACACCCGAGCAGCGCCGCCAGCTGGTGCCGCCGACCCCGCCCGCATCGCCGACGCCGCAGGAGGCCGACCAGTGACCCGTCCCCAGCTCGCCAACCCGCTGGCGCTGTGCGCCGACGGCGCGTCGCTGGCGCTCGCCGCCGCAGCGGCGCCGCTGGTCGACCAGCCAGCCCGCACCATCTCCGGCCAGGTCGTGCCCTACGGCCCGACCGGCCAGACCAGCGCCGGGCGGCTGCAGTTCAGCGCTGGCAGCCTGAGCTGGTCGCACCCGTCGCGGGTCAAGCTGCTGCGCCAGCACGACCAGCACGACCCCATCGGCGTGGGCCGCGAGTTCGTCGAGCTGGACGCCGCCGCCGTCGATGCCCGCATGACCGCCGCTGGCCGTGACCCGCTGGGGTTCGGCGGTGTGTGGGGCACGTTCTACGTGCCCGAGGGCCCCAACGGCGACCGGGCGCTGGCCGAGGCCGCCAACGGGCTGCGCGACGCCCTGAGCGTCGGCGTGCAGCTCGACGACAAGACCGCCAAGGCCCTGCGCGCCGCCAACGGCGCCGCCGTGCAGGGCCGCGGCGCCGTGCGCGAGGTCAGCCAAGTGTCCGTCCCTGCCTTTGACGACGCCCGCGTGGGCAACGTCGCCGCCAACGCCGAGCTGGTCGTGTCCAGCTGGTCAACCCCCACCGAGAGGTTCT